TGCCGCCATCAACTCACGCTTGCGGGCTCGACCGGCAGCATCAGCATCGGCAACCTGCGTCGCCTTCATATACTCCAGCATCTTGTCATAACTGTCCAGTTGCGGCACGGTCTCCTGTGTGGCAACTGTGTTGCCGCCATCAGTAGTTACCCCAGTGCGCTGGTGACGGTCCACAGTATTTCCACCGCCACCAGTACCCTCGCGCCTGCGGTACTTCCACGGTGTCGTCGACTGGTCCAGGTAATAATTCTGCCTGAACTCTGCCATTTCCGGGCTGTTATTATAGGCATCAACCTCCATCCCGATTGTCGGGTGGTCTGGAGACTTCATGAACTCGTATTCATCTGCGGCCTGGTTGTACGCCACCGTGCCTGCATGCCACATCTTGTCCTCGTCGTTCATAGTGAACATGCCACGGTTCACAGCCTCGTCAAAGTTCGCCGGCCGTCCGTTCAGTTCCCAGTACCTGCGCACGTTGAAGTTCTTTGAATCGCGCTGGTTCTCCGGTAAGGTAGATACATAGTCGTTGAAGGCCTTGTCGGCATCTACTATCGTGCCGTCAGCCTTCCTCTTCTTCGTGGGTAGCATGAGGCTACCGGTTGAGTTGTACGTCGGCATGGCTTATTTCCCCCAAATTTTCTCATAAAGTTCCCTGTTCTTCTGGGCTTCGCCCAACTCATCCACGGCGGCACCGGCACCCATCAGCGCCTGGGATGCGCCCTGCGTCGCTTGGGCGATGTTCTGCGCCTGCTGGTTCTGCACGCCAATCTGCTGTTGAGTCAGCGCGTTCTTCTGCGTCAGGTACTGGTTCTCCACCTGGTCCTTGCGTGCTGCACCGGCTGCGGCGATCTGCGACGCGGTATCGGCAAGTGCCTGGGCGTTCGCCTCCTTCTCTACGGCAATAGCCTCAGGACTCGAGCCCATCACAGCGGCAGTACCGGCAGCGGCCTTGTTTCGGCGACGCATGCGGTCCATCGTCATCGTCAGCATGCGCTGCGCGTCAGCACGCTGCGTAGCGTCCTCGTTATACCTGCGGTCATACCATGCCTGGTTATCCGCCTTCTGTCCCTCCAGCATGCGGTTCGCTTTTTGTGCGGCCTGTCTTGCCTTGATGCCACCATAGATGCTGGCGGCAGCGCCCAATCCGGCGCCTATCAATGATCCGATCATAATCTTTCGTCTGTTAACAGTTATAATTATGGGGCAAAAATAAACCCCTATCTTTGCACTCGAGTTTTATCTGTTAACCAAGTAAACGAACGATATGGCAAAATTCGAGAAAGGCAGAGCGAAGACCGGCGGCCGCAAGAAGGGCACGCCCAACAAGACATCCAAGGTGGTCAAGGACAAGTTCCTGGAAGAGATCTGCGATTATGTAGAGTCCGGACTATTCCATGCCGACATGGTCGACAAGACAGTCAGTCCCATCGAGCGCCTCAACATTGTCGCAAAGCTCGCCAACTACATCCTGCCCAAGCAGTCATCCGTCGACTCAACCGTCAACGTCACCAGCGATGAGCATCAGTCAGTCCTCGACCGTCTCAACCAGCTCGCCCAGGACAACGAAGAGTGACCTCTACTTTCCCCTCTACTATAGAGAGAAGGGCGATGACCATCACGGCCACCGCCCTTCTTGTTCTGGTAGTGCGAGCCACCGGCTCGTAAAATAGGTCACGATTATTTATCATATTGGCAATCAACTGAGTCACCACCACTTGTCAAACATTCTTTGACAACTTGTTAAGAATTCCTTAACAACTCAGATGGTTCTCTTTTTCCTGGTCTTTTCTTTTATGCCAGTGCTGTCAAGTACAACGCGATGTCATCGCGTTCATTTACCTACCAAAAACCATCAAAAAATACCCCTTGATTATCAGCCACTTAATGCAATTGCATACTTTTTACCATGCAATTGCATGTTTTTAAAATGCATTTGCAATGCACTCGCATATGCAAAAGTGTTCCAAATGTCCTCATTTTCCAAATTTACTGTCCCATTTATGCAATTGCATGATTTTTTGATGCAATTGCAATGCAAATGCATCGCTCAGAAATGCAATTGCAATGCAAATGCATTTTTTGGGCAAAGAAAAGAAAATTTTCCCCCACACCCCCTTTATAAAGAAAAGAAAAAAATAAAAAAAAGAAAATTAAAAAAAGAAAGATTTTTGCATCAAGAGGCGCGAGAACCCGTCGCGCTGACAAAACCAAAGGAACCGGGGCCGCGCGCGCGAGGAAATAAAAAATCCTTTCCAGCCCATGAAGGATTGGAAAGGATTGTCACGGAAAATTTCCGCGTCCGTGTTGTTCCGTGGGCGGCGGTTTCACCGCCGTTGATACAGCACCCAGTCAATCACCCTGCGGTTCGCCTCGTCCACGCGGCTGCTGTCCTTCGCGATGTAGATCTCCGTCACCCTGCGGTCACTGTGCCCCATGGCCTGACCGATCACGTCAATCGACACCCCAAGCGAGTACGCTATGCTCGCCCAGGTATGGCGCGCCCAGTACGGCGACAGCTTCGGCCAGGTGATGCGCCTGACGGCCACTACACGGTGTTTCCCGTCCCTGGCTTTGCGGTAGTCATACGTCACCCCGCCCATCGACTTCAGCGCCTCGCCCATCCGCTTCAGGTAATTGCGGTAGTCCTTATGCCGGTCCAGCACATCCACCAGGTAATTGGTGCCGCGGTGTTTCCCGATCAACTCCAGGGCCTCCGGCTCCAGTTTGATGTCTATCGGCTGGCCCGTCTTGCTGCGGCGGGTCGATATCCTTCCGTGGTGCATCGCATCTGCAGGCAGGTGGAACAGGTCCACCGGCGAGATGCCGCACAGCAGGAACATCAGCTTGAACATGTCCAGGTAGTCGTGCTCATGGGGATGGACCGCGGCGCCCCACAGTTCACGCAGCTGCTCCACGGTCAGGGCACGGTGCTCCGTCGGCTGGTGCTTCACCTTGAACCATCGGAACGGATAGTTCGTCGTCAGCTCACGCATGATCGCGTCATTCATCGCCGCACGGATGTTGCGCAAGTGTATCGAACGGCTGTTCGCGCTCTTCGCCGTCTGTGCCAGGAACGCGTCGAAGCGCGTCAGCCACTCCGGCGTTATCTCCTCCAGCGTCATCAACTCGATGTTTGACGGGTCCCACTGTCGCAGCCGGCGCTCCGTATGCTGGTACCCCTCCAGCGTCCGGCCCTCATGGGTCGCCGCGAACGTCCGGTAGTGCTCCAGGAACAGTGTTCCCTTCTTCCTCGGGCTCCTGTAGTCCTCGCCGTGGATGATGCAGCGCACCCGGTGCCGCATCTCGTCCGCGCTCAGTGTCGGCAGTTCCCTGTTCTCCCGCCACTCCAGGATCGCCTCGTCGATGTCCAGCAGGTAGCGCGACAGCAGGATGTTCAGCCGCGCCGCATGCGGATGGTTCACCACGCGCCCGTCGCGCCACTGCGACAGCGCAACGCGTACGGCAAGCCCCACATAGTAGCGCCTGCCCATGTGCGCCAGCTCCACCTGCAGCGGGTATTCACCCTTCGCGTTGGCCCGGCGCTTGTCGATAATGATTCTTGCATGTGTCATAACGATAGTGTGGTCACGGGTTGGACGGCCCAGGCAGTACAAGATTTGATACAAACATTGCGCCCTTTTGCGTCAAATTGCGCCGTTTTGCGCCGTTTTTACCCGTTTTTTTTGAACCGTTCCAGCGGTTCCTTCCACACATTCAGACCATCAAACAAATTGTTTCTCAAGTCCTTATGTTATTTGAGCGGTAGACGGGACTCGAACCCGCGGCCCTCGGCTTGGGAAGGGAAACCACTGAAACGTATTCTGTTAATAATAAACTCTTTATATTATAATGTCATTGTATCAAATCGGTTTTTGATACTCACAAGCATCTCAATCACAGCAGATCACTCTGCAGCGCGTCAAGTTCAAACCACGCCTCGTCGCCTTCCTGGACATGATACAACGCGTCATCAAGGTCATCGATGACGGAGTTGTAAAGTGTCGTGTCTTCTGTTGCCTCAATGCGCGCCCTTATGCTGTCAAGGTGTTCGGCAACACATGAGTCCTGGGATTCGAGTTTAGACTTGATATGTTCAATTCTGTGGTGAACTTCGCCATTGTCCACACTGTCTCTCCCGCAACTATAGGCGATGAAACCGGTAAGTGCGCACAAAACAAATAATCCAAGAAACTCCTTCATAGCCTTATCAGTCCTACCACCAGGTTAAACGAAAATATCTCCTGCTTCGGTATCACGAAGTCGGGGTAGTCCTTGTTGAACGACACGCACCTGATGCCGTCGCCCGCGTCGAATATCTTCTTGATGACGATGCCCTGGGACGTCGAGAGTACATGTATCCTACCCCACTGCAGGAATGTGGGCTCGTCTATCCTCATGCACGCCACCACGTCTCCCGGTCTGATCTGCGGCTGCATGCTTTCGCCGGTCACCCTCATCGTGAAGTCGTACCGCGGCAACATGGGCACGACAGGTACCTGCTCGCACTGTGCAAGGGTCACACCATCCAGCACCTCGTTCCCTCCTCCTGCTGCATACAGGTCAACATGGGGGCGGGTGCCTTCTGGGGGTGGGGACGATCCAGGTGCATCAACCAACTCCATCACCTCCTCGCCCAGGATGGGCCTTAGGCTTACAATAAGATTGGCATCCAACGGCGTATCCCCATTTAATCTATTGGATAAGGACTGAGGAGACATGCCAAGTTTTTTTGCCAATGCGCGTTGAGTTATGCCTTTTTGCTGAAGCATAATCTTGATTCTTAATGCTTTATCTTTCTTTTCCATAATATTACTTGTTTAGAATGAATCCAAATTAGATGGTGAACTTATAAATTTAACATTTATTAGTACATTTGTTATGTACTAGTTCATTTATCCATTGTACTTTTGCGTCACAAAGTTAATCAATAATAATCAAAACCAAAAGAAATGGACGAGAAAATTATCAAGATAAGGCCCACCATCGAGGCCCTTGGAGTCAACCAGAAGGTTGAGTTCCCCATCGAGAAGCTGCGAGTCGTGCGCGTCACGGCGAGCGACCTCGGCCTGATGTTCGGCCGCAGGTATACGACCTTGACCGACCGCGATGAGCGCGTGGTCATAGTCACCCGCATCGCGTAATCAACTTTTATCAACAATCATAATGCTTCAACAATCATGACTAAACCAATCACCATCACAATCATGTTCGCCGTCGCAGCCATGCTGCTGATGGCCGAGAGCGAGGACATCGCCGTCCTGATCATGACCAAGGCGCTCGCCTTCGGCATCGGCTACGCCGCCTTCCGCCTGTGCGACCGCTGGGAATCAGCATTGTCAAACTACATCAACGAAGAGGAGGACTGATTATGGATAACTATCTTGACTGCACAAAGGCATTCGCCGAGACTATGCGCGACAAGTACATCGCTCCTGGCGACAAGGGAAACCACCTGCTTTTCATCGCGAGAGACAGCAAAAACACCATCGGAGGGCTGATCGGCCGTCCCAAGGAAGCAGCAGAGAGCCTTTTCGGCATCTGCAGGGAAAACGAGGGATTGAGAGAAGTCGTCCTGGCCGTCGCAAGAATGCTTTCCGGCAGCACTGCAGCACCCAAAAAGGACGGGCAGCCTGATTCAAAGGTCGGCTTTATCGAGAGCGTGGAACTCTTTGCCGGCACGATGAAGGAGCGCTACCTCGACAGTAACAGGAAACTCTCCCTGGTATTGCTCGCCGGCAACGAGGAGGGCGTGCAGTTGATCGGATACGGCGACAAGACGAACAGGCTGATCTCCATGTCCAGCGCGATTGCATCCGAAGACTGGTTCAAGCAACTTGTCAAGAGCTCGATGGCTCTCGCCGAGTTAAGCAAAATGGACAGCATCAAGGACATCATTAAAAAGTTTGGCCATGACACCGATTGAGCCCGACATCAGCGACAACGCCCGCTACGGCCACAAGGAGACGGCCAGGCTGCTCGGCATCTCGCCCAACACCCTGCGATCATACGTCAAGCAGGGCAAGATCAAGTGCGGATATCGGCGCACCAACGGATATCCCTTCTACACGGGACGCGCCATCCGCTCATGCTGGGCAGCGCAGTGGTAGAATACCCACTTTCATGTTAAACGATAAGAGGCGACGGATGCGGGAACCCCGCTTAAAAGCCCTTAAGCCGGTGGCTTTGCCAGGGAAAAGAACTGGCTGAATATACGGTCTCTCGCGATGAGGACCGCCCAGGAGCACAAGAGTGCCGCTAACGCGAAGGATGGGTGCAATTCCCGCCCCTGGGACAATAAGAGATCCTTGACATGTTGGGTCACTTCATAAATGGCGACCGGTGTAGTTCAGAAGGTCAGAGCGCTTGTACAATCCTCGAGAGGTCGCGGGTTCGAGTCCCGTCACCGGTCCACTCTTAAATGTGTGTTTTTCATGGTAATTTCCCGCCCATGTCGCGAGACACAGCGGGTTTTTCAAACAGGTCCTTAGCTCAGCCAGGTAGAGCGCTGGTCTCCAAAACCAGAGGTCGCATGTTCGATCCGTGCAGGGCCTGCTCACAGACTATTCCATACTTAGCACTTTTGCATCTTTTTTACCTATCATACTTCATTTCCCTGCCCCGCTGCGACAGCGCGGTAGGTTTCTACAAGACATCATGGTCGGCGCGGGACGGTAGTTGGCGTCCTGGAACGTAGATATTTCGCCATATAGCATTTACCCTTCGGGGGTGTCTAAAAACAACGTAACCAATGCGGTTCGATCCCGCTTCGCGCCACAAGCCTAACAATTTTCTTTTGCATATAAATCATATAGAAACCTGAAACAATCTCCGCATCCCCTGCGACAGGCAAATGCGGTAAACATCACGCGGCCCGCGTAGGGCATTAGGTAAAAAGTTTTTCATGGTAGATTTAGTTTTAAGGTTTATGTTAATGGTATTAGAAGGTTAATTAGTTTTTTCAATCGACGCCTGGTTGGCCGTGAGGCTGGCACCAGGCAAACAACACACCTGCTTGATCAGGTGAAAACCAAGCAACGTTAACAACTATTTATGTGTTTTTCATGGTTACTCCATCCCAGCTGTGACAGCTCGGGTGGATCACATCACCTTGCCCGGGAAGGGTATAAGCAAACAGAAGTGCTTAATGTAATTTTTTCATAACACTGTTTTGTCCCCGCCTACCTGCGACAGGCACGACGGGGTTTCCATCCAGCCTTGTGGTGTAATGGCAGCACAGCAGATTTTGGTTCTGCCGGTTCAGGTTCGAGCCCTGATGAGGCTACAAGTTTGCAAGCCGTCGAGTTGCCGACGTTAAACGCAGCGCATTTTGTAAAAGAGTTGGAGTGGCAGCGAGCCACGGAAGACCCGCTCGGACGTGTCCGGGACGCGTACATGAACGGTATTTTTCCACATCTAATGTGGTGCGTTTTATCGCAGTGAAACTTATCGCAGTGGTACGCTTCGAGTTATCCTAAAGGTATATGACATAATAGAACTATTTTTCGGCTGGCTGTCCGTGAGGCTTTGCCAGCCTTTCTTTACAACCGGGGAGAAGGGTTTTACTAATCAAATAGCAACCGATGTTAAATGTTTAGTTTCTCAAAAAGCGACAGTGGCGGTTCGACTCCGCCCCTCTCCACAAATGCAATTCGCGGCGATGAGTCGTGATTGTTGACCCTGGACTCGGCGCTTCGGCGCCGGTCCTTTCTTCAATCCGCCCTCGCCATTTTTATCAACATTCAAAACTTTTCAACAATCATGGCAAAAGAATTAACCGTACAGGAACAGCGAGAACTGCTCGCCAATCCCATCCTAGCCGAAGTCAAGAAGTTCGAGCTTCAGCAGCGCATGGGCCAGATGCTGACCGCATCAACCATCGTGCCCGAGACTTACCGCGGTAACCTCGGCAACTGTGTCATCGCCATCGACATGGCGCAGCGCATGAACATGAACCCGATTATGGTCATGCAGAACTTGTACATCGTCCACGGCAACCCCGCATGGAGCGCACGCTTCATGGTGGCCTGCGTCAACCAGTGCGGCCGCTTCACGCCGCTGGAGTATGAGGTGGTCGGGGAAAACCCCGCCGACAAGACGTTCAAGTGCCGCGCCCTGGCCTACGACCGCAACGACGTCAAGAAGGAGCGCCCGCTCTACGGCACCTGGATCACCTGGGCAATGGTGGACGGAGAAGGCTGGTCGAAGCGCAACGGCAACAAGTGGCTCACCATGCCCGAGCAAATGTTCCGCTACCGCGCCGCATCCTACTGGGCCAAGGTCTATGCACCGGAGATCAGCATGGGATTCCCCACGCGTGACGAGTTGGCCGACGGCATTACCGACGTTGACTTCGACGAGGTGATCGACAACATTCCCGAGACACCGTCCAGTCCCGTGGGCGGCGGCAGTGCCGCCGTCGATGAGGAGACCGGCGAAGTGAAGGAAGATCCTGCAGCCGATCAAGCGCCCGAGTCTGAACAGTCCGCGACGCCATCAGCACAGCAGGCCATTCAGGACGCTATCAAGAAGAAAACCGAGCAGGCTACTGCCAAGCAGCCTGCCCAGGAAAAGACAGTGACCCAGCAGCCGACCAAAGAAGAAAGCCAGTCAATCTTCGGGTAAGAGCAGTAACTGGCCATTAGTTAACCACCGGTGGCGGCGTAGCCGCGCCGCCACCATTCATTAAATCAACAATCACGATAATCATGGCAAAGACAACTTACAACATCATCCGCCCTGCCACACATCAGGAGTGGCTCGATCAACGCACGCTGGGCATCGGCTCCAGCGAGGTTGGCACCATCCTCGGCGTCAACCCTTGGGAGACACCTTATCAGCTTTGGCGTCGCAAGCTCGGCATAGACCCGCCCAAACAGGAAAACGACGCAATGCGCTGGGGCCACTACCTCGAGGACGCTATCGCACAGGCCTTCCAGGACACCACCGGCAAGACCATCATCAAGGCCAGCGCCGGCGACTGGCTCGCCGTGGACAAACAACGAGACTACCTGCGCGTGTCACCTGACCGCACCTACTGGCTCGGAGACAGCCGTTCCAACAGTGCCAAGGGCATCGTCGAGTGCAAGAGCACCCGCCTCAAATTCGAGGACGGCGACGTGCCGCAGTACTGGTTTACGCAGCTCATGTACCAGCTCGGAGTAATGGGTTATCAGGAAGGTTACCTGGCATGGCTGCAGCGCGACACGCTGGACTTCGGCACCATGCAGGTGAAGTTCGATCAGGACTTCTACGCCTTCATGGTGGACCGGCTGGAACAGTTCTGGAACGTCAACCTCATTGGCGGCAAGGAGCCCGACATCGTCAACATTGACGACATGATGCTCAAGTACACACGCAGCAATCCCGGCAAGACCATCGAAGTCACCGACGAGATCATGGCCGACATCAACGAGCTCAAGATCATCAAGCCCCAGCTCGATGAACTCACCAAGCAGAAGAAGGAAATCGAGGAGCGCATCAAGTTCGCCATGGCAGACGCCGAGACGCTGTGTCTGCCCGGCACTCTCGAGTCCAACCCAAAGGCAGTCGCCACCTGGAAGTCAGCCAAGGACAGCACCAAGTTCGACCAGGACGCTTTCAAGGCTGATCACCCAGACCTCTACGACCAATATTGTAAAACCGTCCCCGGCACCCGCCGCTTCCTCGTCAAGTAAAGACATGCTACTAAACCAAGACAACTATGAGAACGATAAAATTCAGAGGATACAACAAGAAGAATGGCAAGTGGCTCTATGGCTACTACTTGAGGAACCGTGGTGTGGATTTCGTCTGCCCGGATGAGTTCGCCACTCCGGAGAAAGACTGGACGGACTACGAGGTTGACCCGGATAGTGTAGGACAGTTCACTGGCTTGACAGATGCTGACGGTAAAGACATCTATGAGGGAGACCTGCTTTTATCCGAGGAGAATGCAGAAGTGTTTGAGGTGGTGTATGACGCACCGAGGTTTTGCTTCAAAGACAATGATTTCGGTTTCCGTTTTCTCAACCATCCTGAGTTTTTCCATGTTGTCGGCAACATCCACGACAACAAATCACTCATAGAGAAAGGAGGCAAACAATGAACATCCTTCACCTGCCATTAAAGAAACAATGGTACGACATGATCGAGCGAGGTGAGAAGCTCGAGGAGTACCGCGACATCAACGCCTACTGGCTCCCGCGCCTGGTGGACCTGAGCAAGAGGGTCAATACCTTCAAGCCATTCACCCATGTCCGCTTCCGGCTGGGTTATACCAAGACCACCATGCTGCGAGAAATCGAGAGCATCAGCGTCGGCTACGGCAAGCCTGAATGGGGAGCCCCGACCGACCGCCGCGTATACATCATCAAACTCAAACCGCATGATACCGATCTCTAACGAAGATGCCCGCATCATCCAGGTGCTCCTGGAGCGCGGCAACTACTTCTACCGCAACCATGCAACAAGAAGGAACCACCGCAACGACGGCATCCGCATGCGCCAGTTGTCCGATAAACTGAAAAGAAAAATCAACAAGGTTAACCGTGCCGCTGCTACGCCGCGGCCACAAACAAAGAAACAACAATGACAAAGAAACAACTGATTGAAGCGCTCGCCGGAGAGACCGGCTTGCAGCGCTCCACATGTCTCGAAGCCGTCGAAGGCATGATGACTGTAATGGCTAACGCCTTCGCCAGCGGCGAGAGCATTTACCTGCGTGGACTGGGCACCTTCCGCGTCCGCCGGACCAAAGAGAAAGTGGCCCGCGACATCAACCGCAAGCGCCAGATCATCGTGCCGTCTCGACTTAAACTCAAATTCATCCCCGGTAACGACCTTAAGAAACGTCTTATCAACAATGAGTAGCCTGACCTTTGACCAACTCGTCGAGCACCAGCGAAGGGCCCAGAAGCGCCGTCATCCCGACGACGAGGAGCACCGCATCCAGTGTTCCTGCGTAAACTGGTTCCGCCTGCAGTACCCCACACATGCCAGTGCCCTGTTCGCCGTCCCCAACGGCGGCAGGCGCGACAGGGTGAGCGGCGCCAAGCTCAAGGCCGAGGGTGTCCTGCCCGGCGTCAGCGACCTGATACTGCTCGTAGCACGTCGAGGCTGCTACGGGCTGCTCATCGAGATGAAAACGCCCAAGGGCAAGCAGTCACCGGCTCAGAAGGAGTGGGCGCGCGACATGGCAGCTCGCGGTTACCTGTACATCGTCTGCCACAGCTTCGACGAGTTCCGCAAGGCCATCGACGACTACCTGCTATAGTAATGTCCAGTGGGCCGTGGCTCTGCCACGGTAATAACAAAACCAAGATTATGCCAAACTATTTCTCACACGACAGCAACGCACGCAACGACGAGAAGCTCATACGCTTGCGCATACGCCACAAGGCGGCAGGATATGGAGTTTACTTCATGTTGCTCGAGATCCTTCGGGATAAGAAGGACTTCCTGTGTCCCAGAGATTATAACGCTATAGCCTATGAGCTACGGGAAGACGCTGCACTTGTCAAGTCTGTGGTTGAAGACTTCGGGTTATTTACCTTTACCGACGATGGTAAGTGTTTCTATTCCGAGAGTTTCCTCGAACGCATGGAGAAAGTGTCGGCAGCACGACGGGCGGCGGCCATCAGGCGCTGGCATCCCAATGAAGTGACCCAACAACCCAATCAACAAACAACAACACAAAACAATGAGACAACTCAAACCAGACGAACCGATAAACGTAGGCCAAGTAATGTCCCGGCTGCTGTCACAAAGGCCGCAACGGGAAAGTTTTAAGTGGGACTGCACACGCGACCAGGCCGTGGAGATCCTGCGCGCCTGCTACATCGCCGAGGTGGAATCCCGCCACCGCACCTGTCTGATGGACCAGGCGACCGAAGGCCACATCTTCCGCCTGGCTTCCTGGATCACCGACCCCACTGACACACACTTCGGCGTCATGATGATCGGCGGAGTTGGCAGCGGCAAGACCACACTGCTGCGAGCACTGCAGAAAGGTTACTGGTGGATGATGCAGGACGAGTCCTGCGACTACCAGGTGGAGTACCGCCTCGATATCATCAACGCCAAGCAGCTGGGTGACGCAAACAAGACATGGCAGAAACTCGGCATCGACGAGCTAGGCGTCGAGCCCGTCGAGGTGCAGAACTACGGCAACATCACAACGCCGTCCAGCGACGCGCTGTCCTACCGATACGACCGCCGCCTGCCCACCTTTGTTACCACAAACCTGGCACAGCGCCCTGAAGACGGCGAGACCCTGCGCCAGCGTTACGGCGACCGACTGGCCGACCGCTTCAACGAGATGTTCTACGTCATCGCATTCTACAACCAGTCCTACCGATGAGGAAACCCCGCAAGTTCAACCGCCACACCGCACGCAAGATCATGGCAGGAAACCTCAGGGGACGTATAAAGACCCGTGACGGACGTCCGGTCCGCATAGTCGCCTGGGACGCCATCGGTAATTGGCCAATAGTAGGCCTCATCTACTTCGATGACCTCGACACCGAGCTCTCCTGGCAGTGGACAAAGAAGGGCATGCCCTTCGGCCACAGCGACTACAGTACCAACGACTTCACCCTGGTGATAGAACTAAACGTATTGTCAAGTAATGCGCGCTACCAGCGCGTAACAAAGAAAAAGAAAAGAAAATGAGTTACATACTTTACGACCCAGATGCCCCGGTAATCACGCCGCGCAAGCCCAAGCGCGACTGCACCAAGATCGTCCTCACCGATGAACAGCAGCAGTGGCTACGCGACAACTTCGCCACCACGCTCAACAAGGACTGTGCCGCACACCTGGGCATCAGCGAGAGCAGCGTGCACCGCTGGGCACGCCAGCTGGGCCTCACCAAAGACCCAGACTGGTTTCACGCCCTGGTAATGGAGCGCGTCCGCATGATGGCAGATGTCAACCGCGGGCCCGGCAACCACGGCAAGAAAAACCTGCACCTGGGAGAGCCGCACCGCTTCCGCAAGGGCCAGACCAACCGCGAGCGCTACGGCGAGGAGAATGAGCGCAGGCGCATCCAGCGAGCCGCCGCCACCCGCCGCGAGACAATCCGCAAGGAGCGGATGCGCGTCCGCTGGGGACTGCCACAGCAGACCAAGCTGCGCGTGATCTCCAACCCGCAGGCACGCTATGCACGCTACGCCCTCAAGAGCCGCGGCTACATCATCCCCGGCCGCGGCTCCATGGAAGCCTACTGGGACGAGAACACCACCCGCAGCGCCATCGTCGAGAGCAACGCCGCCAAAGTCGGCATCAAAGTAAAACCCGTTGAAGTATTGCAAGGCTCCGCCTTGCTAAAACAAGCACAATGATTATGAAAGGAGAAGAAAAGAAATACATTTTGTCTCAACTTGACAAAGTTGATGACATCGGCGAGATCAGCGACGGCTACCACACCTTTAACTCGCTGTACAATCAACGTCTTTACTTGTTTGCCGCATTGGTAAACGCATACCCAGATAAGGCGTGGAAAACTAAACGCCATGATGATGGCGAATTGTGTTTCGGTGGCGGCTGGTTCCTGGTTGGGATCACAACGCCTGCAGGAAACTACACCTACCACTATGAGTTAAAACATTGGGGTCTTTTTCATTGCAATGTTCTTGACAAGGCACCTGAATTTGACGGCCATACTGACAAAGATGTAACAAGAGTGATGGGATTGCAACCAGTCAAACACCCAAGATGGGTAGACTTTAATAAGAAATCGCCAAAATGCAGTGAAATAGATGATGAGTCTGATTATTGCATTGTGATAGATCAAGACGGCTATATGAATGTCGCAACATATAATTGTCTTGATGGTGTTTGGTATACGTCTGAAGGAAGTATTGTGCATGTCTCCTTGTGGTTGGATTATCCAGTGCAAATGATTAAAGACTAACCCATGACCATCGGCCTCATTGACATAGACTAATTATGAAACAAGAGATTTGGAAAGACGTACCAGGCTATGAAGGCCTCTACCAGGTCAGCAACCTTGGCAGGGTGCTATCGCTTGATAGGACGGTAACCTCAAGGCGGGGATGGAGTAAATTTGTCAAAGGAAGAATCCTGAAGCAATCTATCCACCACTACGGATATCCTGTTGTTTCTCTGTTAAAAGGAAACCATAGCAAGCAGTATGCGGTTCATGTTCTTGTCGGCCGTGCATTCATACCTAACCCTGAAGGTTTGCCTTGTATTAACCACAAGGACGAGAACAAGAGCAACAACAATGTTGACAATCTTGAATGGTGTACGATCCAGTATAACAATGATTACGGCACCAGGGTCAAGAGGCTGACTGAATCGCAGCGTAACGATCCAAAGAAATCAAAGCCTGTGCGACAACTCACGAAGGGAGGAGAACCTATAAAGGATTTCCCATCTATCGCTGAAGCGTCAAGATCGCTTGGCGTTTGCGAGACAGCCATAGCCGCTGTGTGCAAAGGGAGAAAAAGCCACTTCACCGCAGGCGGTTTCAAATGGCAATTCATTTGACAATATCTACAAACATTATATTAACAAACTCACAAGCATTATGAACAAAGAACAACAACTCAATTCCGACAAGGAAGTCCTGGCTTCACTCGAAGCCGAGTACAAACGTGCCCAACGTGTGATCTATTCGATCCGCGCACTTGTCACCGACCTCAACTTTGAGGAACTCATACCCGATTCGCAAGAGCGCTGCTTAATGGTGGACGAGCTTCAAGCCTATGATTATATTCGGACCAACCTCATGAACCGCATCCGCTTCTACCGTGCCAGGGTCAAGAGAGAGGAAAGCATCAAGGATTGGACTCAGGACAAGAAGACCGATAGCACCCACATCTGCGTTGACGTTTCTGACGAAGGAGATCATGGAGCGTGCAGTCAAGTATGTGGCGATGACATCGCAACCAACCACTGCGGCCGGGACGAGTGTAATCGTAGTGGGCTCATGACGCTGAAAGAAATGGTAAATGATTATGTTGAGCGTTGTGACGAAAATGGAAGATTGAAAATCGATCACAATCACTGCGGCCAGGACGCGTCATGTCCCGTGGGCGGTGGCTGCGCCACCGTGCAAGACCCCAACGAGTCTCAGCCGGCAGACACCCGTGTTAGCCTGAACGACCTCCTCGGCATGGAGGTCATCAGCGTCGGCGGCATGCCATGCGATGCCTGCAACCCCGACAACTACGCTGGCCGCCCATGCGTCAAGGTAGAACTCGTCGGCGGCCACATGCTTTGCCTCGCCCCCAGACCCAACTCCATCATCACCGAGTAAGCCATGTGGGTAAATGGTATCTGGATAGAGCATATCAAGAAACCCAGGCGTTCAAAGCACCTTGCTTATGTCGCAAGAGACTACATCGAGGACGCCGACTTTGAAGAAATAACAAAAGGAGAATTTGACTATGACAACCAGTGAATACAACGATATGTCCCGCAGGATTGAAAAAGCCGACAAGATTAGAGAGGAAATCACGATTCTCGAAGACCTTGTCTCTGCTGCTCAAACTCCAGCCGGCATCAAGATTTTCTCGACCAGTCCAGGCCCAATTTACCGGCCTACCGAGGATGAGCAATATCAGTTCGTCCTTTGGGCAAGAAGAAAAATCAAAGAACTCAAACAGCAATTCAAAGAACTATAATGGAAATCAAAGGTAAAATAATCCAAGTGCTTCCGCCACAGGGAGGCGTGAGCAAGCAGGGAAACTCCTGGCGCAAGCAGGAGTTTGTCCTCGAGACCCTCGACAGCTATCCCAAGCAGGTCAAGTTCGACCTGTTTGGCGACAGAATCGACAATTACCCGCTGGCCGTCGGCGACATCGCCACCGTCAGCTACGACATCGAGTCCCGCGAATTCAACGGACGCTGGTATACCGATATCCACGCCTTCAAAGCAACCGTCGACCAGCCCGCACCACTATATTAACAAGAAAGGAGATTGAACTATGAGCAGACAAGAAGATTTCGAGAAAGCAGCAGAGGATTACTGCGAAGACCATAGCCATTGTATATACTTTGAGGCTGGTGCTGAATACGGCTACCAGTATGCCAAGAAAAGATTGCGTGAGGTGCTTGGCTTTGAACTCGACTTTAATGTTGCTGAATTTGATGATGGTGTGACAACTGAAAGTCTAGTTGATAAAATTTGTAAGAGAATGGAGGAATGACTATGACAAGAGAAATATGGAAGCAGATCAACGATGTTATGCTCAATTCATACTATGTTAGCAATCTCGGAAGATTCCGCAATAAATCTGGCAAGATTATTAAGCAACACCTTCATAAAAGCGGATACTTATATGTCGTTTTTTGTGTGAACGGAAAAACAATTACGAGGAGAGCGCATAGGCTTGTTGCTGCTACATTCTGCAACGGTTATAAAGAGGGGCTTGTTGTCAACCACATAGACCACAATAAGACTAATAACTGTGCAGATAACCTTGAATGGTGTACGCAAAAAGAAAACACCAACGATGTGTTATTTAAAAAACACATAAGCGAAGCACTCCTAAACTCTGTAAGAATAAAGCGAAAGAAAGTGCTTATGATGTCATTGAATGGCGAAATTGTAGGGGAATATTCTTCAGCGCGTGAGGCTGCGAGAGTTAATAAAATTCCTGTTCAAAATATTTCTTCATGCTGTTTGGGAAGACTAAATAAGTGTGGAGGTTATAAATGGAGGTATATATGAAAACAAGAGAACAACAAATGATGGAGGCAGCAGACAGGCATGCAGATGAAGTGTGTGACGAATCCTGTACTGGCGCACAGGTGGCAGAGACCATCAACGACTTCTGCGCGGGCTGGAGAGCAGCAGACTCCCATCCCAACTGGATTTCGGTTGAGGATGAATTACCGAAAGAGAATGGTAAAACGCAACAGTCTGTCAGCGTATGGGCTACTGATGGATTGACGTCTGGAGAATTTCGATATAACTTTGATACTAAAACGTGGACGGATATGTGGGGAGACCCATTTGATATTACACACTGGATACCATGTCCACAACCACCAAGAAAGGAGGGAAAGAAATGACAACATTTGAAATTACAATTATCGTGCTACTGACGGCTATCGTAGTGCTGCTGATAGTATTGTTGAGAACTTCCATCGAAGGTTTTCATGGTGTATGGCAGAATCAGCAATGCTTATACAACCTGCTTAATAACGCAGATGACGCAAACCGAAAGTTTTATCTAACATTGAACGACTATCTTAGTGACCTTGCAGTAAATGTAAAGGGTAACTACAACACATTAGAGCAGCAACAAGAGGATATTAAGTATATTAGGATGCGTGTTAATCACATTCTTAGTTTAATGCATCCAGCAAAGGAAGTTATAAAACCAGATGCTCCAACTGTACTTGACGGGCTGAGCAATGTGCAAAAGGACAACGCCAACAAGAGTACTAACTATAATGGTTATGACCCTACCTTTATTGTAAAAGGAAGTGAAACAACCGACGCTTTGGTTGCGGAATTAAAGAAAGGAGGACAAGATGAAACTGACAAAAGAACAAGCTGAAGCATGGAACAGGTATAGTCATAACTTCAACAACCTGCCATACGAAATCCGTAAAGCGTTACCAGACTTAACGCAGCGCATCCAGGAAATTCAGTACCTTATCCATAATCAGGAGAACGTGCTTTACCAATTAAGGCAACGGCAGAACATGTTGCTTGGCGAACTGGTCAAGTGGAACGAGGAAGTCAACGTGATCGGTGACATACCGAACTACGAAAATACCTACTTGACGAGAAAAGAAGTGTCCGATCTTATAGGTGTAAGCCTGATGACATTACACCGATGGGAGAAGGACAAGGTCCTCGTTCCTGTGAGGTTTGGGCATTCCGTGAGGTATAAATTGAGTGATATTCAAAAGATTGGAGGACAAGATGGACGAGATTAAAGTAGGCGACAAAGTGTTAATTAACTACGGTAGATTTAGGTTTAAAGGCATAGTCACAAGTATTGACGGTGATATCATCATAGGTGAAATTACACCACATTTGAAATATTTTAATGCGCCAAAAAGTATTGTTTTTCCAATAAATAAAGAAGGCGAACAATGAAAAAGATTTTAGCGATACTGATTTTACTTGCCGCACTGCTGGCAAGTTGTGATGGGAAAAATCCAGAAATAAGAAACGACGTGGCATCATACTCTATCTATGTTGATACAATCCGTGACCACGAATACATCATTCTCAATGGAATGTATTTTGGTGACATCATACACTCGGAAAGTTGCCCATGCAAGAAAGGAGGCGAGCAATGACAACTGAACTTATCCTCATTATTCTGCTGGGCCTATTCGTGATCATCCTCATCGGTGTAGCACTGCACCTGGCCAAGACCATCGAGCAGCTTCGCCAGTACATCAGCAAGCTCGAGCGTGACTACCGCATTAAAAAACGACAAACTTATGGGACATGACAGCGCAGCAGATCATCAATGACGTGGCCAATTATTACGGCATCACGCCTGGACAACTCATACACGGTGACAAGCACCGCATCTATGCCGATCCGCGCCACGTCGCGGCCTATTGCCTGCATGTCAAGCTCGGCCTGGGGTACTCCTCCATCGGGCGTATGCTCGGCGGCAAGCGACACGCCACCATCATCTACGCCTGCCACAAGGTCGGCAGCTGGGTGTGCCTCCCGCAACTCAACCGCGACGTGGCAGCCTTCATCACTAAGTTAACCGATAAAACAACCGGCTGTGACTAAGACAATACCTTTGCAGAATATGAAGCACCTGCTTGAAAATACACGGCGTCACGACATCACCTTCAATGCTTCAGGGCGCATAGAGATCAGTTCGCGTGTCACGCGGGCACTCGACCTGAAGCCGGGTGACGTGATCGACATTGCGGTGGATGAGCGCACACGCGAGGTCTACCTGTATGTCAAGCACCGCCAGCCGGCAGGACGCCACAAGGCCCAGTGTTACCGCACCGGCAAGGGACACACCTGCAACAGCCTGCGCGCCCACTGCGTCGATATTTGCAGGCAGGTGCTCGACATCAGGGGCTTCTCTGCCACACAGGCAAAGCTTCCGGTGGGCGACCCGGTGGATATCCAGGGCGTCAAAGCCCTGCCGATCATCGTCCGCTACAAGAGCTGTTAAGTATTCCGCGATGCCATCGCGGACAATAAGATAAACGATATGATAAAGGAAATCAAATACAACGGATTCAGCGCGAGCCCGGGCGACCACGAGACACTTGAAGGTGATCTCGCCGTCGCCATGAACCTCGTGCCGGAGCACCATACAATCCGACCTGTCGAGCCACCGAAGGTAATCGCCAAGATACCTTGGGACGCCTACCTTGGCCCCGGCCTGGCCAGGAAGATTGTCTGCATCCACCGCACAAGTGACTACACCCACTACATCGTCGCCATACAGTACCCGAACTACCACGGCAACACCAGCTTCTGGTATCTCTACACCTGGGACGGCACGCAGGAAAGTCCGCTCAGCAGGATCGGCGACAGGTCGTTTACCCAGGTCTACAAGGTGGAGCCCGTCGGCAACACCCTGGTAGTGCTCACCGACACAGGCATACACTACTACCTGTGGAAAAGCGGTGCATACCAGTACCTCGGCAACCACCTCCCCGAACTGGATCTCCAGTTTTCCCAAAGGTACAATTCACGGGCACACGACCAAGATGTTACATTTGCCAGTACAACTACTGCTGATTTGAGAAAGGACGAAGCCAAGGATTTGATGGTACAGGCGATTATGGCTGCAGCAAATGGAGCCGTAAAGACCGCTTGTGAAAGTCACTTGTTTACATTCCCATATTTCGTCAGGTATGCGTTGAGGTTATATGATGGTTCCATTGTTCACCACTCTGCACCAATATTCATGAAATGCGAATTAGACCCGCCATCGTGCGGACTTGTATGGCATATTGGTGATCCTCTTGAACTTACAGCAGACCTTGAAGTCAGTTGTAATTTAAGTTGTTACAAACTGTACTTTAAAATTGTCGACACTGAACAGTTGGTAGAATTCAACAACTGGAAAGATATCATAACTGACATTTCATTTTATGTGTCTCCACAGTTCTACACTTACCGACAAGATGCGACAAAGCGACACTTCGGGAGTTTGAAAGTTAATCCTGCATCTCTCTCTGAGAACAGAAACCAAAACGGAAATAACAGTCAAGGAAATGAATTTGGTGCTGGCATTGATACTATTACGCTGCCAAAGAACGACACGTTATACAATTCCATTGTTTCAAATGGCTTGTTTTTCCATGTTTCAGATTATAAGATTGACAGACTACTTGATGGTGATGTCATCATATCAAATCCTATAGCGGTCGATGTAGACTTTGAAACGAGCAATGAAATCATCGTTACGCGTCCTGTGATGACAGACGATTACCAAACGCATGACATCTTGAAATTCAGTGACGCTTCAAGTTCATTTCCATATAACAGTAGACTAAACCTGGCAAACCTGCAAAGATCACTATTTAGGGGATTCTCACCTTGTTGCCTTTGGTTCAACAGCATACTGCCGACAAGAGGAACGCCATCAACACAAAACAGCGGAACGGCAACCAGCATAAGAAGCGATGCGTCAACAAGGCCACCTGGCGATGATTACAGCAGACCGACTGATGATGTGTCGAAATTGGCTCAATGCACCGTATCTGTCTCGGATAACGGCAGGGAGATAGTTGTCCAGTCCTTGCAGCGGCCAATGTACATCAGTGACGATGACAAGATTGTATGGTTCTTTTATCCGGATCCTAACGCGAAATTCGCCTACTTCAATATCGATGGCAACATGTACAAAATTAGGCTTCAGCCCCATGACTTATTGAATGGTGCCTATTATTTCGGTCTTGGAGAAGATGCAGTCCAGCAGAGTGTCGACTCCATCCCCACCCCGTCAACCGACGAAGAGCGCATTGTGGACATGCCCAACAAGGTATACACATCCGAGGTCAACAACCCGTTCTTCTTCCCAGTCGCTGGCATCAACAGCATCGGCACCGGGAACATCATGGGACTTTGCGCCGCAGTGCGTCCCGTGTCGACAGGACAGATGGGCTATGCCGACCTGTACATCTTCGCTGACAGCGGTGTGTGGGTGGCCAAGATCAACGAGAAGGGCACCTACTCCAACGTCACCCTGGCGACAGGAGACGTTTGCATCAACCCTGACAGTATCACACAGATGGAGACATCCGTGTTGTTCACGACATCCCGCGGCATCATGCTCATCAGCGGCAGCCAGGCACAGTGCATCAGCGAAGCTATCGACGACGACGGCCAGCCGGCACCAGGCTTGTCAGAAATTACCGATTTACTCGCGCCGCTGCTGGGCCTGTCGGTTAACATAAAGCCATTCCGTGAGTTTCTAGGCACCAATAAGGACAACGGCTGCCGCATGCTATACGACTACCGCGGCCAGCGCATCATTGTCTATAACCCTGGCTACAACTATGCCTACATCTACTCGCTGGAGTCGAACAAGTGGGGCATGATGCAGAGCGACATCAGCTACACCGTCAAGGACTACCCGCAGGCCATGGCCGTCACCCACGACAGCCACCTGGTCAACTACAGCGAGCCTTGTTCCGTGGGCGACGGCTCTGCCGTAGTCAGTCAGCTCCTCGTCACCCGACCGCTCACGCTCGACCAGCCAGACATCCTTAAGACGGTGACGACGGTCCTGCAGCGCGGCCTGTTCCGCAAGAACCAGGGACACGTCCAGTCCGTACTCTACGGCTCGCGTGACCTATACAACTGGCGACTGATCCAGTCCAGCACCGACGAGGCCATGCGTGGCCGTCGCGGCACACCCTACAAGTGGTTCCGTGTCGCCCTGCTGCTGCGACTGCCTGCTGGAGAGTCCATCGAGGGTTGTTCCATCGACTTCGACCCTCGCTACACCAACCGACTCAGATAGTAGTAATATGGATACTTTTTCATAACCACAAGTTTTAGCCCGCCCCAGTCGTGAGACCCGGGCGGGCTTTTCATTATCCATTAAACATTATCCCTTATGCACGCGGCGCAGGCCGTGTTATGAGAACGGTCTGATCGGTCTGCGCCTCCTGCCGCACACGCGCGCCAGGGCGCCCTTAATCTGCTCTTCGGCATCATCAGCGGCATCCTTCCACTTGGCGGCGCCTTCGGGCTTGGTGATTGACAGCCAGTAGTACAGCACACAGTAGATGAGCAGGTTGTGGATCAACTGCTCAAGGAATTCTACTGTCGTCTGCGAGAAATCGCTTGGTACCCACAACCTGATGACGTAGGTGTCGGTCTCCTGCAGCACGTCGTCCATCACGGTGGCATTATCAACAGGAGTCTTGCTGTAAGGGAACAGCGCTTCCCTGCATCTGGCCAAAGCCAAATCCAGGTGCCGCGTCACAATATCTATGTTCCCGTCCTGGGTGATGTCCTGCGTCTGGTGACGACCATGCCGCAGGTGTTCATGTGCCTCAACCTTCGGGTCGCCAGTGTTCATGACATCGCCCTCGACAAAGCCATAGCCGTCGAGGTCGTTCAGCAGCTCGCTCCGCAGGAACGTCAGCACCACGGTCTTCGTCCTGTCCTGGTTCTCAAAAATGTAATACATAGTCAGTGTTGTTAAAGTATTGCACGGCTCAGCCGTGCATCTGTTTCACATTGTCCCGTCAGCCCTCATCGCTCTTACTATGAGCCGCATGATATACCCCTGCAGCCAGGCCGCGTCTTCGGTACCGTGCTTCACGCCGTAGTATTCCAAGATGGCATCCTGCAAGTGGTCTATCTCGTGGTCAAATCTTTAGACAACACAAAGTTACCCTCACTACCCCCGGCCGCTGCTTTATCTGTTAACCAAGGAGAAGAAAAACTCAGAATACTCTGATCTTTACCTTGCCGCCAGCATAGGGACAAATACCGTTAGCCAGCGGTGTTATCGCCATCCCGCCCTCAACAGCAAACTGGATACGCTTGTGAGCGTTCAATACTAGTTCCACTCCGGCACGGGGACGCCATCTATGGTCGTTGAAAGTATAATCCACTCCAGCGTCAATAAACAATGCGAACTTATTTGGAGGTTTGTTGATCACAACCCGCTCGGTTATCAGCTGCGTCTCCTTGTACACCTTGATCGAGTCCAGCGACACCTCGAAGCCCGAAACCCATGCGTCGTAGTCCTTGCTCCCGTAGTGCTTGGACGTGATGGGCACCTCTACGGCTATCATTTTGCTGGTGTCAGCAAAATGATCCATGTTATTGGCCCCAATAAAATGGTCTATGGTGTCGGGGCTTGCCGGTAGCCAGCGCGTCACCCATTTGGTGCGCACGCTGTCCTTGGGCGCGGGCCGGTCATAGTAAGCAGTGTCCACCACTACCACCGTGTCGCGCTCAATCTTGATGTTGTCAACTGGCTTGCTGGTACACTTGACCAGACACAATCCGATAATGATGCCAATGATGGCTGGCACCACATAGGAAAGCACGTCTTGTTTCGTTATCTTCATAGTCTATCCATTATTGCGCACAGCAGCGACACAAGCAGCATCAGCACTGCTGCGATGAGCATGATGCACCCGCTGCCCAATATCGCCCTCTGCTCGTTGTTGTTGTCCATAACAATTACATTCATGTAACTTTTATTACTCCACAGTCAAGGTGATTTTCTCACCATTGCTGTGCGCACGTTTCAGCACCATGTAGATGCGCTTGAACGTCGCCCACGAGTTGATGACCTTGCCCACCACCTTGTTCTCGCCAACGATGATGCAGCCTGAAGAACTGTCCTGGTCGGTGCCGCTATGGATCAAGATACCTGAGAAGCCTTTGACGTACTTGAGCCTCGGCACCTTGCCGCCGCAGAAGTCCTTGTACTGCGGTTTCTTCACGAACGTGCCGCTCACCGTGGTCATGTCCATTTCGTACCTGCCAGTCGGTATGGCCGTCTGATGCTTGACCTTTATCTTGGCAATGTTCGCCTCGGTCATGGACTGGTCAAGGCCACGATCCTTGTCCTCGATGGTGTCCGCAATACGAACCCACTGGCCGTTCTGCCTGTCTTTCATGTACAGGTGCCCGATGGTGTATTTTTCTTTCCTTGCCGTGCGTTTTAATTTCAGTTCCATATTAGTTAGATTTTAGTTAGATTTTAGTTAGATTTTAGTTCTTTCCATATTGGAAAACACTGGAAACCTTACAAGACTTGTAAGGTTAACTTGTAAGGTTTTCTTCATCGTTAACATCGTCGCCGCAATTGTGGCAGTCCTCTTGGCCGTAATCATCCATCTGCTGCGCATCACCTCCGTAACGCTTGTGATGGGCATGGTGCTTGCGTGTTCCGTCGTCAATGCTCTCGATGCCCTCGTCAAGTATCTCGGCCAACGCCTCGCTCTTGCGCCTGATGATGGCCACGCCCATGCGCTTGATGTCAATCTTGACGCGCACGCCCTGGCAGTAAGCCACATGGCCGAAGATGCTGGACACCTCGCACGCGCAACCGAACAACATGCCCACCATCGCCGTCGTCTTGTGGTCGCAGATGTCCCACGGCTCGGTCAAGGCGAGACCGAACACCACACCGACAAGCATGTAACTTGTGTAGTCAACAATCTTGTTCAGCGTCCTTCTTACTGCACGGCTGTTGTGCCATTCGTACTTCTCACGCTCGGCATCCGTCTTTGCTTCCTCACGGTGCATCTTGCTCTCTCGCCAGCCCCACCAGAAGTCGCCTGCGATAAGCACACCAGCCAGGATGATGAGCCAGCGCAGATCTGTCACCACTTGCAGACATTCCCCTGAGAAAGTGGCTATGCTGATGCCACCAGCCGCTGTTCCAGTATGTAGTTTGTCAGTAATCATAACCTTACTCCTAATTCAATCACCAACGCCATATACACGCTAATGATAAGCCCTGCCTCTACTCGCCATTGCCAGTTCTGGCGCCCTGCGGCTATGCACACTATCAATGGCAGCAGACACACCGAGTTGACAACCAACACCCAGCCCGTCAACAGCGTGAAAGCCGACACCGCTGCGACGATATGTACCCACTCATCGGTCTTATCGTACACGTCGGCGGCACCCGTGAACACGATTGCGCCAACTCCTAATGCGGCAAGCCATTGCCATGCCGTGGGCGTGACACTCAACATGGCGGGCAATATCAGCACTTGTGACCACAGTGCGGCAAGCAAGAGCCACCGCCACCGCTTGCTCAGTGATGATATGCTCTTCTGCGTACCCATCGTCCATGACATGCCTGCCAATAGCACGACAAAGACTATCATTCCTATGTATGCGACCTTAACCATTCCGTAGTAAGATTAAGTTTCTCTGGATAACCAGCCGTAATGTCATAAGCCTCAATGTCCTCCACATTGTCCATAGCCATCACCGCAGCCTTATGTGCCTCTGTTACGTTCAATGCCTCCGCAGCATAGACCTCAAGTGCGTTAAGCATCTGCAACCATGCGCTTGTCGGGAAGGTAAACTGTTGGCCTTCGAACCATTTAGTCACTGTCTCTGCGCCAGTGGCTTGGTAAGCCTCAATACTGATGCGCAACTGCTGTCTTGTAGGGGCATCCAACCACATGGGGACACCGCCAAGATAGAACTCATTGACGTTATTCGACTGGTCATAGTCCTCGATAGCCATCAGTTTGTTTCCACGTGCAAGTTCCAACGGGTTTGCCTGTGGCTCATCTACCTTGTGATAGCCTGCTTGCAGGATAAGTTCTTCACTAGGCGACACATACCTTGTGTCACCAATCACTACGGATATTCCGTCATAGTATTCGTTGTTGTCGTTGATGTATTGTGCCATATCAATATCTCATTACTTTGATTTTTTCTCTTTTGTCGGCTGACAAGTCGCTGTGTCTTAGAAGAACACTGCTTTTTGAAAAGTTCAAGAGTGTTTTGAACTTTGTTTGGTATGCGCTGTAACTGGCGTCGGGGACATAGATGTTGGCATATTGGTCGCCATACCCCAGCCAATATTGGCTTACTTTTGTCGGCGGGGTTAATCCAGTGAATACCAAGGTTCCTCCCTTCATATAGTTTAGATCAAAACCTTCAAGAGTTGTTATGTTCGGCGGCAGAATAATAAAAGGTGTGCCTTTTGGAAAATAAGCATTACTGGTTTCGTTGATTCTTGTCACGTTGACAAACCATTGCAGGAAAGACAAGTCACCAAGACCAAAATTTACAGCAGTGCCATACTCCATACTAAACGACAACTGCTGTGCAGGGTATGCCATTGCCTCTTTTTTAAGCAGGAACAAGGGCGATGAACTGTAGCCCTCATCATAGACCTTTTGCAGGATTTTGTTTGTGGCGTCATATCTCTTGTAACTGGTGCCATCAATCAGTGTCCCGTCATATTCGGCTATTATCTCTGGCCCGACTTTCACCATCGTCTGCCTACGTGCCAACAATCCGTAAGACCCTCCGTCAAGCGCCAGAGCCGCACTTTCTTGATTGCCTGGTAAAATAGTGCTCATACCTTTGTGATTATAGCGAGATTGTCACAGATGTTGAACTCGTAGGTCTCGCCGACTGTTACATCATCAGACCTGTCGTATATCGTCACACTGGCTGGCAATGCCAACAGACTTGACGCACTGCTGCTTGCGTCGATGGTGAACTTGCCGCCATAAACCAGTAATGGTGTTGTACCGTCAAGCGGTGTGTTGCCTGGGGCTAACGTGATAGTCAGGCTGTCAACAGTGCCGAACTTGTAGAAAGCACCTGCCTGCAACTCTTGTGTAACATTTCCCGTGGATGCCACATTGACAACTGGCGTCACAACATTTCCACTGCGGATATACAGCGGGGTTACTGCCCCCTGTGAATCCCTAACGATAAATTCTCTTGTATTGCTCATATTGTGTCTTATTATACTACTTGAAATGAAACATCTGTGCCAACGGTCATCATGGCACCAGTCATCGGCTGAACCTCGATGGTTGTTGACGTTATTGTTATTGTGAAAGCGGTTGCCACATCACCACTGCCAGCCTCAATATCTCCCGTGCCGACAATACTTTCTCCGTTGATGGTCTTGAATGTCGGCTTGTTCAATATTTGGGCAACACCGCTAGGGGCATCCCAATCGCTGTTGACTTGGTCAGCAGGTATATGAGTGTTGCTGGGCAATGCACCTACATCACTGGCACTAAGAGTTATGTTGCTCGACAGTGCCTTGCCGTTGACAGTCCTAGTCGTAGGCACTGCACCTACATCAGAAGCGGTCAAGGTAATGTCGCTTGATAGTGGCTTGTTGTTGATTTCGCGATAGGTAGGAACATAACTAAATTCTTCAATCCCCGCATCAAAATATATATTTGCACCTTCAGATTTAATTACAAGACCAACAAGGAGAAACATCCCATTCCACCAACTGGCAAAATATTGAATTTCATACTCCCCGCTTAATGAGTCTTCGATGCGATAGTAGAGAATATCATCACTATAATCTGGGTCATCATCTTCATTATTATCATAACCGATTATTCTCAAAACAACATCCTTCTTCGGGTCTGCACAAAGAGCATATAACTCTTCTCCAGTTATAGTATTCCCTCCAACGGAATAACCGATAATGTAATTTACTTCACATTGTATATCAATAATAACCCGTTGTCTATCCTCTTTTCCTGCCAACGCACTATAAATAGCACCACCTTGAACTGGGTTAGTACCATTCTGCGTGATAGTTGAATCAACAGTAACAGCAGTTGGGATAACAGGCTTATCTGTCAAGTCATTGTAACTGCCACTTGTCGCAACAGCAGCAAGGTCTGCTTGTTGTATGGCAGTAGCACCCTTAGATGCCCCACTGCGTATAGTAGCCAAATCACTGATGGCATCCTGCTTGTCTTGCCAACTGTCAACAGCAATCAAATGGTAGTAAGTATTGTATATAAATGTCGCAGTGTCACCAGCATTAATCACTCCTGACGTAATTGCAGCATCCTTATTATAGATAGCCTTTGCGCCCTTTCCGTTAATATTAAGAGTAGCATTTGCAGGAACGTCATAAAGGAACTTAACACTTACAATACCATTAGCGGTCAAAGCATAACTTCCCAAGGTGGCAGTAATGGTTGCGGAAGCAGCAGAGTTGTTTTGTACAGCGTAACCTTGACCTAGCGCAACATTGCTGTATGTGCTGTTATTATCTACACTGTGCCCCATAAAGACCCAATAAGTGCCGTCATACACATAGTGCAGATACCTATGGGCGTAGCCAGCATAGGCACTTTTGGCAGAAGCCAATACCGCATTGTTGTACCATATACTGATTTCACCAGTGCCGTTGACATTCAACTTCGGTGAGGTGCTTGTAGAGGTATTAGTTGCATCGAACTTGACGACAATCTCAGTACCTATATACGGCTTATCATTCTCATCAACGGGAAAATCCTCAACCGTGCATACCTTTGGATTGGTAGCAGCAGCCGTAGAGCAAGTGCCTACATACACTCTTTGCCCTTTAGCAGGCTCAAGTTCGTAGGTCTCGTTGTTGATGGATATGTTTCTCGCAATCGCCATAGTTACTCAGTAGGGAAGGTGAACGAAATGGTCTCAGTGGTGGAATCATAGCCGTCATACAAGTCAGCCAATGCGCTGTACACACCGCCACTCTTGACTGGGTTGGCACTTGACTTGGTGGGTTCGGGGTCAAAGGTCAAAGCGTTCTGCTTGCTGTTCCAAGTGTTTTTCTCGGTATCAGTGACAAGCCTATGGGTTGCATCAGCAGAAAGGTCAGACAACTTGGTGGGGACTGTCACATCGACTTTTTTGCTGCTGTCAGGAGTCAATTCCGTTCCATTGACCTTGACTCCTTGGATGGCACTGTCAGCCTTGCCAAGTGAGGTCTGTACGCCACTCGCAAGGTCATCCTTAGACACACCACCGCTGGGCTTGACGTCTGCCCATGCTGTACTGGGGATGGTGATGTCGATGTTACCATCGGTAGGTGAGGTCGCAGTGCCTCCATTGACGCTGATAGTCTGCACCGAAGTGTCACCCTTGCCAGCACCACTGCGGATAGCCGCAAGGTCGTTGATTTTGTCCTGCTTGCCGCTAATATCCTGATGCTCGACAACAACGTTCTGCGATGTGCCAGACTTGAGTTGGATGTTCTTCTTCGTCGTGTCTCCAGTAACAGCGGTGACCGTCATTTCGTTCTTGTTGGCCTTGCTATCCAAGGCATTCTTGATAACCTTGTTCTGCACAGGATTGGTTGATGTGCTACTCAGTGTGCCATCAACAGTACCACTAACTGCCTCGATAGCGTCAATGCGGTCATTGATACCAAGCAACTGATTGGCTAGCGTGGGGTCTGTCTTGTCAATGCCGTTCAAGAAATTCACAACCTCATTGAATGAGTCGATTGCTGCTGACACATCGCCAGTGCCTACCAAAGCAGCCAAGTCGTCAGCAACCGCGTCAACCTGGCTCTTTAGGGCAACTTCTCCGCTTGCGCCTACAGGCAGTGTGACCTCTGTTTTATCGGCTCCAAGTGTTCCGTCAACGGTGCTGCTGAACACAAATACTGGTTTGCCATTGACTTTTTTGACTGTGATAGTAGTCGAGTCAGCAATACCATCATCTAGATTATCCATGCCAATCACTGGTGTAATAACATTCTCTCCTAAAATGACTTGGTTCGCTAACAAACGTTCGAGGTTCATATATGAAAGGTCGAAGGAACCGAATTCCTGCGTCTTGGCGGCGTCCTTGTAAAACACCAGCCTTGTCTGCAAATCCCCGTCATTATTGACCATAATCACACTAGCATAGGCAAAGCCAGCCCTCGCTATAGCATCCTTGATGTCATAACCAACATTGTTGATTTTAATTTTACTAATGTCTGCCATCGTTTTTTGTTTTTATTGTTTATTGTTAATATTGTTGTTACCACTCGATATTAAGCGTCTCGCCGCTGACATAGGACTCCTTGCCCATCACATAATCGTGGAATCCAGTCACCACCTTGTTGGCTATGGCTCGCTCACTGGTGATGTCCCAATCCTGGTCAACAAGCATCTCGATACCGCTCTTGACCGAAAACGACTCCGTGCTGCCGTCAGTCAAATAAAACGTCACCGTCGTAGTGTTCCCATCGACACGGGTCTCAATGTGGTCAATTCCCCTATCTGCCGCACCGCTGGCAAAGAACACCGCACTGTCAAGGAATACGGTCTCTGAATCCATACCGGACCCGCAGGGGCACGCCTCACAGGTGCAGTCAACCACTTTCAAGACATTGCGCTCCTTGAAGCGGTAACGGTTGCCCTGGTCATCGCGACACAGAACGGTGATCGCATAGGAACCCACGTCAATCGTGCCGAGGTCCTCCACATAAGCTGTATGGCTGTTGATCATGCGGGCGACAAACTTATAGGTCTTCGCATTATCCGACAGCACAATGTTAACAGGATAGTCCTGAGATGGGGAGAAGTCGATATCCGTCCTGCTGACGGCTCCGTCAATGACTTCTACCGTGCATAACTTGAGCGGCACGGCAATCCTCAAGGTGTTGCCGCGAACAACGCGCATCGGTTTTTTGATCATTCCTTTCATTCCGCTGTGATGTATCGATGTGTGACATGTGAGCCGGCGGGTGCTGAAAACGACGCATCCTCGGTGTAATCCGCAATGCCAAACACAAGGCTCGGGGTAAAGCATAGCGGATGGCCATCCGAGTCGTGGTAATACACCTTCAGGGTGTAAGTACCGACAGGAAGGGCGCCGTCGTCCTCAATAACCATCTTTGAACCATCCAGCAGGACCGGACGCTTGTACACGTCCGGGCCGCTGTAAAGGCATGCGGTGATGGGGTAGTCAGGCGATGGAGCGTATCGGCAACGGTCGGCGTATGCCGAACCGTCAACCGACGCGATCCTTCCGCCGACCATCGGTATCTCCAATCTAAGCGGATTGCCACTCACCAGCACAAGCATAGCACAAAGGGATTAGACATTCGCGCCAGTGGCGTCAACAAACTCAAGACCCGCAGCGGTGAACTCGCGCAGTGCCATACTAGAGGTCTTACGATAGATCACCTTGCCTAGGGTTGTGTCAAAGTATGCGGCGCCTTGACGTGTAAACCAGGGCCTTTCCGCGCTTGAACCGGATTGGGCATCTGGAATGTGGGGCGCGGCACTTCCTGCTGAGCCCTTGGCAAGTTTGGTGGATACTCTGTTGCCGGCAAAGACGAAGTACATTTTGTTGGCCGGCATCGTGAAGTTGAAGATGTAGTCTCCTTCGATATCAAAGTCGCATCTGTCAAACTCCAGATGGGCCGTAGCAGGGTTGGTGGCGCTCAACACGCCGGTAGCGACTTCATGGGTCTCGGTCGACGACTCGACTTTCACCGTAGTTGACTCTGCGTCGCCCTCAGTGTAAGTGTAATCGATGCCTGCTTTGGCGAGGTTGGCAAAGTCGATCGCGTCGCCAGCGGCAAGTGTGGTCACTCCGTCAGCAACGCTCTTGCGGATATAGTACTTGCCTGCGGTGATGTCATGATAGACTTCCGCGTCAGTGATGTCGTTAATTGCGCTAAACGTGCCGGACTGATTCGACGATTTGCCATGCAGCGTGCAACCCTCAAAGCGGTAGGTGATGTCCTTGTACCACTTCGCCCCATCATGCCAAGCAAATTTTTTAGGAGCGGCCATGTAGTTTTGGTAGCAGAACGAGGACGAGATATTGTCCAACGAGATGTCGCAGCCCACAAAATGAACGACAAACTTGTATCGCGGGTCGGTTATATTGCCGTTGCTATCCTTGTTGCGGTATTTTGCGTATGGCGCAGCAACTTGTGACAGCAGATTCATGCCGCGCACGTTAATCGCATACAGATGAATCGTGTCACTCCCATTGCCATCTGATCCGCACAACTTAAAAGCACTGTTATTGAGCCTGCAATTCTCAATGCGGTTGACATACCAGTTGGTGCCTCCTTCGATGTAACTGTTGGTCAGCGTTTCAAAGTAGGCGGTACTGTTACTCAAGAATTTGATATGGCAGTTATCATAGTGCCTGTGCAATCTGAAGCCAGACATGATAGCCTTGCTGTGAGCAGGTTCCACATTGCTATTGTCACGGATCTCGATATAGCAGTTTTTGATGTTATAGTAGGTATTGTACCTTACCGAATACTTGGGAGAGGAACACGAGATGTAAGTGTTGTTGGTGTAATTCAGCACTCGGCGCATCAGGCTCTTGGGGACACTCGACACATTATGGCCCCAGTTGCTGTATGAACTCGATACGGAGGTGTCATAGAACTTGTTGCCGTCTATGTTGGCGACGAAGCAGTTGCCGATAGCGGGATTACAGCCATAGCAGATGTTGTTGCGGAAATCCAGACGCATGATGGTCGGGAACAACAGTTTGCCTGTGTTCTGACCAGAGAAGAAGGTACAGCCCTCAATGGTGCAGTGGTTGCTGGCCGCATCCTCGAAGTCGATGTGATAGTTGGTATTATCCGCCGTGAACACGGGCAAGGCGCCCTGGTCAGCGGAGGTCGTGTTGTACTGCTGCTTGCCAAAAATGCAGTTACGCATCACCACATTGCAGGCACCGCCACTGGCTCCTCCGCGGCCATTGTCATGGATATAACACTTCTCAATGAACACATTCTCGTTCAACTTCACGACAACATGCATCAGCGGGCCTGGGTTGCCAACGTCGCTGACAAGGGTGTCTTCCGAAAATTCGGGGTCTTCAATGTCGTCATCAGGCAACACTTCGGTTGGATCGGTGCCACCAGGGGCATCGGTGTCGCCAGTCTCGTCTTCCGACAAGCCGCCAAAGTAAGCGTCTACCTTGTCGTCATCTGTGTCTGAGATACGGTACTCGTTTTTCAGCAGGCCGTTCTCGTTGAGGAACTGGAACCTGACGTAGGTCTCGTTGTCATACAGATGGAAATTCTCACAATAGCCGGTGTCGATGATTCGCAGGGGCTTCGTGTCTGCCGTAGCGTCTCCGCTGGCATAAGTCAGAACTTGGACATGAGGGGCATAGGCATTGATAACACGGGTAAAGCCGAGGTTGCCGTGGAGACTGAAGTTCCTCTTGGCTGCCTCTTTGCGGACATACTCAGGATACTTGCTGTCCATGCACCAACTGCCTACTTTGTGCAAACCGCTCAAGCCAAGCCTGTTAATGGACTTATTACCACCACTGTCGGTCATATTGGACTGCTTTACAATGTCATTATTGTCCGGCCTCCATCCAAAACCGAAGTTCTTCACACCTTTCACATACTGGTAAGAGGTACCAAGCACCCTCGTGTTGGAGGTGCTATTGAAGCGGCCATCCCAGAAGGGCTCGGTATACACACGCATCGACCTCGGGTTGCTGGTGATGAAGTCGCCGCTGAAACCGCTGCCTTCAAGACCCTCTAACTTCACATTGAAGGTGAACGGGGCAATGCCAACGCTGATACCATAACAACTCTCTTGTTTCTTTTCGTTGGCTTCGGTGAAACTGCGGGTGTACCAGTCACCGCGGAACACACCGTTCTTAATGGTGATGTTCTTGCTTTGGCCCACACCGATCATGGTGGCTTTATACCACACCGTCGAACTGCTGTTGATGTTATAATACCTTGACTTTTGGGTGCTGTCAACCATCAGATGGAAGGTGCTGCCACCCAGGTCAAACTCAAGGCCGACGGTATTCAAAATCCAAATCAAAGGCGGGTTCAGGTCTATGGATGCTGGGGCATTGCCCACGTTATACACAGGAGTGAAGCAATAGTCGCCTTTCGGAACAAGCACCTTGGAGTAGCCGTTGTCGCGAGCATGCTCTAGCGCCCTGGTAAAGCCCACGGCGTTGTTATACATCGCGGTGTATTGGCTGTCGCTGTAGTGACCGTTAGTGCCCTTATTGATAACACCCTCGGTAATGCCGAACTTCTGCAGGTCGATCACATAGGCACTGCCGGCCGATTCTTCGACGGGCTGGTCTCCGCCCTGGCCTTGAGAGGAACCGCCGGACGACAGCAGGACGAAACGCGATCCGTTCCAGCGATACAGGGTGTTGGTATCCTTGTTGGCATAGACCATGTCCTTGCTAGGGGTTCCCAAGTCAATATCCTCGACGTCCGACTTATGCAGGAAGATGTGACCACTATCGTAGTACACATCACCGATAGCCAAATCATCAAAGACGGTATCTGTGACGTTGCGCAGCACGGTCTTCGGCCACTGGCTTGGAACAAGCATCTTGGAACCGGACTGCAGGTCAGCCTTATCCTCTAGCCCAAGATCGACATCACGGTTAATCAGATACCATTCATCCGCATCCCAGCAGTAGAACTTCCCAGTTCCCTTATGCACATAGATAATGCCTCTTTGGGGCTCATACTCGACATTGCGCACAACTATCTGGGTGCTATCCGACTCTCTGTAGAAGTGGCGGATCTTGCCGTCGGTACAGTACACCGTCTTGCCAAGCATGGTGATGATGTTGCCGCGGTAGGTATAATTCATCGAGTCGAGAACGGTTGTCGGCATGGCGCTATAGGGAACCTTGCCTTGGTCGTCCAACTGAGAGCCAACGGGTACCCATCCCTGATCCCAGCGATACAGGTTGCCGGTCTGCTTGTCGATATAGATGGTGCCATATACGGGTTCACCGAGGATAACTTCGTTTCTTGGTCCATAAAGCAGGCTTAGCCTGAGTTTGCCGGTCACAGTATTCTTGACAACGATGATATCCCCTAATGCTGCATCTTTGTGGGGCAAATCGGGGTCTATGCTGTAGAGCAGCACATGGGGCCATTGGCTGGGGTTGAGGATCGCTTGGTTAACAAGGTCTGCCTTGCCGCTCACGTCGGTGACGACATCGCCCAGATCAACGACACCGCCGTTGCCCATGACTGAGCCATTCATCTTGATGCCCGTCACGGTGCCGATGCCGCCCTCTCCGTTGCTCATGGGAATCCACTCGCTGCCGTCCCAGCAATAGGCCTTACCGCTTCCCTTCTCCCAATAGACAATGCCCTCCGCGGGGTCACTGGCAGCATGCATGGTGTGCGTGCCGTCCGGACTGTAGAAGTGGCGGATCTTGCCGTCGGTGCAGTACACCGTCTTGCCAACGAGGCTGGCTGAGTTGCCTTTGTAGTCGTGCGCCATGTCGTCCAGGACAAACTTGGGCACCTGGTCATACGACAGCAGGCCCGCTCCGTTGATGTCGACGCCTCCGAGTTTCACGAACTCAGAACCGTCCCAGCGGTACAGGTCGTCGCCGCAGCAGTATATGGTACCCTTGAGAGGCGCGCCCAGATTGACCGATTCGTTGCCGGAACGCAGATACAACACGCCGCTGTCATACCACACGTCGCCCTCATCAAACTCGACATCAAAGGTGGTATCCTCAACATTGAGAAGCACGACCTTCGGCCACTGGCGAGGCGTAAGTATCTGTTTGCCGATGAGGTCGGCCTTGACGCTGTAATCGAAGTCCTTAGGCTGCTCGTTTACCTGTACCATCTTCTGCTCTTCAGCGTCCCAGCGGTACAACTTGCCGGTAAGTGCGTTGCAGTAGATGAGCGCGCTATCAGGATCCATCTGGTGCTGCTCCATGTTTGCGCCGAAGTAGATAATCTTCCTGGCTGCGGGAGAATAGATGTAGTCGCCAATCTGCTGGCCATAGGTCTTGCCGTCATCATATGACGTGCCCATCTTGGACATGACCATCATCGGGGCTTTGCCGTAGTCAATGCGGCCGGTGATGGCATTCTGGATGCTCTTCGCTGCAGAGATAAGCGCGGTCAGCACCTTTCCTTGTTCAGCGCTGAGCGCCTTTTCTTCACCACCGGTCTCCAGGTCATTGACGACCTCTGTGGGCCTGATGGCAGCAATCTTCTCGTTGATGTCGGCCAAGCAGGACTGCAGGGCCTCCCTTACGTCTTGACGGGTGTGGCCATGCCAGCCGTCGGTAATAACATTGTGAATTGGCATAATATATTACTGTTAGTGGTTTGTTTCTATGAGTGTTCGGTCCATAATTCGTTGTCCAGCCACAAGCCGTTGTCCAGCCACAGGTAGCCGTCCGTGGGCGTTACACCGCCGCCATCACAATCACATTCGTGGTATGGACGGCGGCTTGGGCGCTTGCGACGCAGGATCGCATCCTTGATTTGGACAACATGCTCGTCCGACAATTTGTAGTATCGGGTGGAATCTGCGGGAGATACGTCGTTGAGCCAGGATGCAGTGGCCATGTCGGAGACATATTGGTGCATCGCGCTGGTAAGATCCTGGGTCGCTCCGTCATTGTAGTTTGTCGGCATGGGGAGGATAAGGGTTACACAACCCTTTCCGGGTGGCAGGGTGTTATCAGCGACGACGGGGCCTGATACACCCCACTCGCTTACAAGTTTCTTCACCCTGGCGACGGCATTGCCGACGCGGCGCCTGATGTGGTTCAGCGACTCGTCGTCATCGGTGGCCTGCGTGTCGGCACGCTCGCGGACGTCCTGCTTGCCGCGGGCGATCAGATAAGTGCTGTTCTGGATGTCATACACGATCTCGTCCAAGTCCAGCGTGATGGTTATGTCTTTCTTTGCCATTTCAGTTTCTCCTTTTAGGCTTCTCTCGTTGGTACATTTTGCTGACAGCGTCCTGAAGCATCGAGGCTGCGAGATTGGCGTAGACTTCAGCAAACTCCGGCAAGACGATCATCAGCCACTTGGACAGCAGGCTATTCACGAAGTAACCCGTCAAGGATTCCTTGACGCTGGACTTCAGTGCCGCTGGCCATGACACGGAAGGCTCGAGGGTGATGGTGTAGCCTTGACTATCGGGAGCCGTGTGATCACTCACCGACACCAGCCAGCGGCGAAGCGCCGACGTGGCGGCTGAGCATGTCTCCATCCAGTAGCGGTCCAACTGCTCTCTGTTGGCGGTGACAAGCGATACGCGGCGATAGGCTTCCGGGTCTTGAACGCTTGACCGCTTGGAGCCAAGGTAGGCACTCGTTTTCTCCGCTTCATCGAGGATACGGGTTTTGCCGATATAGATGGTGATGGTCATTGCAGTAGTTCGTTACAGGTGTCAACAAGGGATTTGGCTAGGTCGCCGTTGCCGACACTTAGCGCGGCAAGGGACGCGGTCTTATAGACGGTGGCGCTGTACAACTTGGGACACAATGCAATCTGGCCGTCATTGACGCGAGGCATCGGGATATAAGTGGCACGCTTAATGGTGGCACGGGTGCTCGCGCTGCTGAAAAACTCCAGCGCCAAACCCTCCGGATAGTGGACGATGGCGACCCCCGGCCGTTCGGTGTTGCCGCGGATGCCGGCGAAGCGGCTGCTCTGCATCAGGTATCGTGGGTCGTCCTCGCCGATGGCTTCGATCACGCCGGTGGGCCAGTCACTCATCTGGAAGGCGACAAGGCGAAGCCAGTCCGCGGTATCAAGCAGAATCCGGCCTGCGCCAGGCAGGTCGTCGCGCCACTCAATATTTCCGGAAAATTCTTCGCCTTGGCCGAGAAGCCAATGAGGAGACTCCAACACAACGAGTCTGGCCGCGTCCTCCACCTTGCTCTCAATGATCTCGTCAAGCTTCAGCGTGTCAAGGTCGTCAAGCGCGGGCAGCGCCTTGCTGCTCACGTTCTCGTCGATGGCGACCTTCACCTCTCTAACCAATTGTTCAACCGAGTAATCCATAGTCCGTGCCGTTAAGTGTTGTCAGTATTGTCCTGTGGGCCGTGGCTTTGCCGCGGTCACTCCCAGATAAACTCAATCCCGTTCTCCTCACCGGCAGCGATGCACGCGGCGCGGGTGCGCAGCTTGCTGCTCGCGATGCCGAACTTGTCCACCAGGTAGTCCTTCGCGTCCTCGACGCTCGACACCTTCACCTGTGTCTTCTTGACGGCCTCGCCTTCAGCTCCGTCGACGCTGCCATCCGTGTCGGTGTCCTGCGACGGTGCTGTCTCGTGGGCGGCAGTTTTACTGCCGTTCTCAGCGGTAGGACGTTTGGGATAGGCCTCCCTGGGATGGGTACCGGGCAGTTCAACGGATCTCTCCAGGGTGATGAACTTGTTCTTGAACTCCTTCGAGTTCTCGATGACAAACTGGGTGATGGGGTCCTTGGTCATGAAGTATGCGGGCTGCGCACCGCTGGGCGATGCCGTGCCGCCCTTGAAGGCAACACTCACCTCAATACTTCCTGCTTTGACTTTGCCGTACCATTCCGACAAGCCGTGGATTCCGTAGGTCTTTGCTTTCATTGTTCTGTCGTTTTAATGAAAGGGGACGGACGGCATGGTGTCGCGTCCGTCCCCTGATGATTGTTTTGTCGTCGGTTTACTCTGCGGAGATGGGACCGTAGAACTTCTTCCAGCCGTTGGCGGTGGTGTACTTGTAGGCCTCGCCGCTCTCCACGGTGATGGCGCTGGCACCGGAGCCAAGGGTAAGTCCGTAGGCGAACACATAAATCACGCCGTCCTCAAGGTCGGCACCGCTGGGAGCGGTGGTGCTGGTCCACAGGCGGAATACCTCTGCGCCGGGAGCGGTGTCGTCGTCATCGTCGTCACCGTCAACCCAGATGTGGCAGCTGCCCTTCAGACCGAGGGCGTCGCTCACGAGAACGCCGTTGCGGGTGGCCTCCTCGCCGAGTACATCCTCGGTGTAGTTCGACTCGCCGCGACGAACGTAGTGTACCAGACGATCCTCACCGATGATGATACCGCTGTTCTGGTAACCGCAGTCGTTCAGGGTCTCCTCCATCTTGATCTGCAGATCGCCGAAGATGCAGGTCAGGCGGGTAACCTTCCAGCCCAGGGTCTCGTTGGTGTAGGGCTCCATCGTTACCTCGCTGTGGTTCTGCCAGTCAATCAACTGCAGGGACTGGGCAAGGTTGGCACCCACCAGCCAGATACCGCTCTTGGGCTTGTCGGCACCGTTGTAGTAGGTCTTGATCAGGGTGATCACGTCCTCATAGGTCCAGGGACCCTTGTGCTTCACCTCGCGCTTAACCTGCCAGCGCACGCCGTTGGTGGTGTAGTCCCATTGGTCGTCGCCCATGCTGGAGCGCACGAGCATCTTGCTCTGCTGCGAAATCAGCAGGGTGCGGTTGCCGGCGGCCTTGAACTCGCGCAGCTGGGCCTCGGCCTTCACTGCCTCGTCGTAGGGGATCTCCATCTTTTGGTCGGCGAGGTACTTGCTCACGATGCTGGTCATGCCGCGCTTCTGCAGGTACAACTCGTCGGGAACGGGGATAACGGTGTTGGGGTCTACCCACTTCTGGGTCTCGTACATGGCGTTGGCCATGCGCACGAGTTTGGTACCCTCGACAATCACGTTGGTGTTGCTGGCCACGGGGCTGCTGCTGGTGGGTATGCTGCCGTACTGGTCGGTAGCGGCCTGCTTGACGCCGTTGGTGGCGACGCAGGTAATGGTGTCGTCGCTGTTAACGCTCTTGACAAAGAGCTGCAGGGGACGGCGGCTGATCACGTTAGATCCGCTCTTGAATTCGTAGCCCTTGACGCCCTTTACCATCAGGGTGTCATAGGCGCGAACCTTGCCCTTGTCGCTGTTGACGAGGGTAATGGTGTTGCCGCTGATGCCGGCGACGGTGACGATAGGAGTGCCCTGGTCGATGGCGTAGTGCTTGACTTCCATCGACTTCACGTTGACGCGCTTGGCCATCAACATCAGTTCCATCAGCGCGTAGTTGCCGCGCTCAAACATGAAGATGCGCTGGTCGACCTCGGGTAATACGAGTTCGCCCATGCCGCCGCTGGCGTTCTGCACACCAGATACAGTAGTAGGCATTCCGCCTACATGGGTCTCAAGGCCTGCCGTGCCGGTGCCCATGGTGGGCTTCACGTCGACAGGAGTGCTGGCACTGCCAGACTGCTGGGTCTGGGTGGTTGTTACTTCTTCTGCCATGATTTTGATATTTTAAAGTGATTATTAAATAGTTTGTTTTTATCCTATATGTTTCTTGACAAGACCGGTGTTGCCGGTGCCTTTGCTCGCTTGTCTGATGCCGCTCACCGTGGTAGGGGCTCCGCCTTGCTGGGTCACCAGCCCTGCGCTGCCTTTGGCCGGCAAGACCGCTCGCGGTTCGGGAAACTCTACACTGATGGCCATGGCGGTTTACTTGGCTGCTTCGGCGTAGTCGAAGATGTTCATTCTTCTCTTGGGCTCTTCCACCTTGCCGGCAGAACCGCCCAGCGGAGCCACACCGTCGCCTTCCTGGCGCCTGCGCAGCGTCTCGGTGATCTTCGCAT